ATATACTACTAATACTCCCTATAATATATAAGGAATTCCTACCTTCTTTAAACTTCTTAATAAATATATTCTAAAGGAAGAAGAAGGAAGAAAGGAATTCCTAAGTATACTATGCGTCTTGTATTTCGTCCATAGCGTTGATAATCTCTTCAACGGTTAGACCACCCTGCAAAACCGCTTTAAACACATCGCTAGCTGTTAAAGGATGATCTTCATCGTTCAATGCTTTACCTACCCATGTACTGATTTGCTTACTAAAATCTATTGGTTTCTTTTCAATTTTAACATGCTTTTCAGCCCAAGACCAAATAGTGTTTTCGTCCACTGCTAAGAACTCAACAGCTTCTTCAACCTTTTTAGTTTTCGTTTTCTTATTCACACCCGCAACAAATTTATTTTGTTCATCGTCATACGAAAATGGTAAGAAGTGATCAAAATAAAGTACTGCTGTTTTACGGTTTATAGGTGTAAGAGCTGAAAGCATACGGTTTATCGGTTGAATGTCAAAACTACCAACTTCTTCTTTATCAGCGTTTGTAGTTCCCTTTGTTAAGATATAAGCAAGGGCATCACGTGAAAACTCACCTAATTGTTTTTTGGTAACACGTTCAGCATTTGCAACTTTTTCAATTTGTTCATTTAGTTTTTTAACTGTAATTAACATAATAATATTCCTTTTGTTTAATTTATTATTTCGTAATACAATCTATTTTCTAAATCGTATTAGGAAAGAATAAAATGGTTGTCTAGTTAAAATAATTACTAAGATGGGATACGCTTATGCACTATAAAGCCGTGGTTTAGGGAGTACAATTCTCTCCTATCGGTTCTATTATGATAACATTATAGACGGTGGTTGATTGTCACTAGGTCTAACAAAAGCTGATGATAGCTTTACACCTAATCAAACACTACAAATTTTTAAAGAACTATTCTCGGTAGCTGTAATTAATCCCATATTCCACTATGGTTTCCAGCCCTCCTTTACTCGGTTCAATTCCTTACAGCCTTGCTTATTATACAGCACCATTGCCACGGCAAATGCTACGCATAATCCCAACTAACTATAAAGCCTATCCCTTTTCTTTCGGGGCTTCACTACTTTCGAATGTTAAAGAACTAGGTTCTATTATTTCAGATTGTACATTGATTGTCAAACTTTATTTTCCCTTGCTAGTCCATAATCAAACGACATTTTTATTTAAAGGGGCTTACCCTTACAAGGTGGATAAAGACTAAAGGACTCCTCCTTAGAACTATATGTACAATCCGAATTATTAAAGAACTTTGTTTACGGTTTCTATTAAAGCATTTTCAATTTGCTTTGTCAAGCCCTATTTGAAATTAATAAGGCTTTGCAAAATAAATTAAAAAACAGTTGTTGTTAACATTATACGCATATCATTATCAATCTGTTTAATACCATAGTCTGATAAAGACTTGTGGCTTACTCTGTAGATAAAGGCCTGTGCTTTCATGGTGAATCCTTATGTTTTGTTGGTTGATGGGTCGTATTATACAGACCTGAATAAACATGTCAACCCCAAATATGAAAAAAGATTGAAGACGATATGTAAGGCACACCTATATATGCAATAGAGAATTCTCGTTTACGTCAGACAATACAATAAGCACTAACTATATGATATATAAAGGGAAATTGATATTGTGGTGTATGAAAACTACGGAGTAGGTGTTTTCCACCACATTTATGTTAAACAACACTCATTTATGTTTGACAATCACTACCAAACAAGAATTATTTTCAGGTGAGAACCATTATCATCTGTAGGAATTGGCACAAATATTGCTAGGGGGTACATGGGGGAGTGGGGTGCTTGTTCTTGTATGCATTACCCCTCAAAAATTTCTAGCAATAATTTCAACAATTCGCCCCCCCCACAAATTGGCATAGGCACATTGCACAAAGTTTACAAAGACGCAAGCGAGTAGTTTCAAAGGAATTCTCGTTTACGTCTATAAAGATTAAGTTGATTAGGTAGGAACGAACCAACATCCTTGTAGTTCCTATCTTATAATAAATTAAGGATGGAGGAAAATACATTGGCCAATGTAGTTTTAGATGATATTCTTTCAGGGAATAGTACCTCAAAGATTAATGAGAACTTTCAAAGGATTGAAGATGCCTTTGGTAAAGTTTTAAGTAAAGAAGAATCAGTAGATAATTCAATGTCGATTGCTCTTGATATGAATGGCAATCGAATCCTAAATATAGGAGCTCCGGTTGACAGCGAAGATTTAGCAAACAAAGAATATGTGGATGAACTAACTTCTGCCAACACCGCAGCTATTAACGCTATTGAGGTATCTGGCATCTCTCGTGTAGAATCCGAAGAGTTTATCGCTACAGCAGGGCAGACAACCTTCACGCTCACTGATATTGGGTTTGCAGGGGATGATACCCTCTCTGTATATGTTAACGGCCTTCGTCAGTATTCAGACGATTACACAACTCCTGCAAGCAACTCTGTTCAGTTTGTAACACCTCTGTTAGCTGGGGATGAAGTTTTAATCGTTATCAATGAAAGTCCTGCAAGTACAATTAATGCAGAACAGATTATTGGATTAAACACACCCACAGTTGAAGATCTATTAAGCGTCTCTGTTACAGATTCAGAAGTGGTTAACGTAGTGAGTTACCATTCAGATGCAGAAGGTGGCGGTGGAGTGTTCTATTGGGATGCTCTTAGAAGTAAAGCGGAGCATAATGGTGGAACGATTATCGACCCATCCGCTCTATACCCTGTTGATTGGACAAATCAGACACAGCTATCTGCATGGTTCACAGCAGGAGTTGGTACAGGTTGTTGGGTTCGTTCCAACAAAGAGAACCTAACTGTTCTTGATTTCGGGGCTATTGGAGATGGTGTGGTTGACAATACCCTTCCTTTTCAAGCTTTCGTAGATTCCGATAGCACATCACAGATCGTTATCCCTAAAGGGACATACCTAATCAACTCTGATGTAACCGCTCCTAATATTGTTTGGTACTTTCGAACTGGTGCTGTTATGACTGGAGCTGGTGTACTAGACCAAGAGTGGAATTCTATTAGGGAGTCTGCTTATGGGATGCAGTATGGTGGAACATTACGAATAGGTAAGAACTCAGGGGCACCTTCAAACCCTGATGCTAACGGTGGTATTATATTTGGTGGATACTCAGATAGAACTACTGAAGAAGATGAAGACGGTATCCGTATGGAAGGCGAAGGATCTAATGCCTCTAACATGGTTATCTATAATACTCGTAAGGCTGGGCAAACACAGATCAACGTACAGAATCGTTCCGTATGGGGGCAGTGCGATGTATTAGGAAGCACTGTTACAAGAGTTTCTGGCGTGACTTTTGATGCAATAGACGCAGCTAAGTTTATTGTTATCGATTATGTTAAATATGAGATCCTCTCAATAGATAGTGCGGATCAAATCACTTTAGTGGCTAGTGCTCCTACACAATCTAATGTGAAATATCGAATAGCTACTGTGTATAATAACACTGTTGCAAGCATCTCTGGCGTGACTGCTACAAGACTTCGTGGAGAGGTTTTCACTAGCAACGGTACTACATGTTTAGTTAATGGTGTACGATACGGGTACACACATGTAAGCAGCAATGAGATCACGTTAGACTCTGCTCCGGGAGATACAGCAGAAGCTACTGTCCTTACAATGCAAGGGGATATTGGTGCCACTGTAATGCGTTTACAGGTACAACCGGGATCTAACGAACAGTCGCATGTATGGGCATATAATGAAGAGATTGGTTATTTCCTATCTTCTGTTGTAACTGGTTCAGGTGAACATAGACCGTTACGAATTGCTCAAGGTGTTAAGAACACTGTATTCAATACAGATGGTTCTGTACAGTTCTTCGAGAGTATCACAGTTAATGGTGTACCGGTCATCAATGACTTCGGCATTACATTAGGTAAATATGATACTGGTGGATCGCATCCAAATGCTAATATAACAGATAACAATGTAAACAGTATCAGTGCCAATAAAACTGGAGGAGGTAATGGTGGCTTAGCTGTTGATTTGTTCTCAGACGGAGTGCATACCCATACCCCTGTTTATTATAACCAATCTGGACACTGGATCCCCGGGCAAGATGGGGCATATAGTATAGGTAGTGCGGCCAGACGTATGGCTACTGTGTACGCTATCTCTGGTACAATCAATACTTCTGATGACAGAGAGAAGACCTATTTAGAAATTACAGAAGCTGAGACAGCAGTAGCTAAAGAGCTTAAAACATTGTTGAAGAAGTTCAAGTGGAATGACTCCATTGCTACTAAAGGCGAGGAAGCTAGAATCCATTTCGGAGCTTCTGCACAGACAATTAAATCTGTTTTTGAGAAGCACGGCTTAGTTGCTGAAGAGTATGGTCTGTTATGTTTCGATGAATGGGAAGAGGTTGTTGGTGAAGACGGTGTTGTAATCACTCCTTCCGGTAACCGATACGGAGTGAGATACGAGGAACTCCTTTGCTTTATTGTATCGGCTTTATAACCGCTAGTAGGAAGTGATATGGATGATTTTGATTGGAAAGATTTAGTGGGGGGCGTTGCCCCTGCTATTGCAACAGCGTTAGGTGGGCCGGTGGCAGGAATGGCAGTGAGAGAGATCTCTTCTGCTTTGCTTGGTACCCCTGATGCAACAGAGAAACAAATAGAAGAGGCGCTCCGTAATGCATCTCCTGATGACCTGTATAAGCTTAAAAAGGCAGACCAAGAGTTTGCTTTGAAGATGGAAGAGCTAGGGGTAGATTTAGAGAAGATTGCAGCACAGGATCGTGACTCCGCTAGAAACATGCAGAAAGAAACTAAGTCCTATGCTGTACCTATTATAGCTGGTCTTACTGTAGCAGGTTTCTTCGGAGTTGTCTCTTGGGTATTAACTGGTGCAGTCGCTCTTGACAGCACTATATTAGGGTTTGTTTTAGGGCAGGTATCCGCTAAAGCAGAGCAAGTGTATAACTATTACTTCGGTAGTTCTGCTGGATCTAAAGAGAAAACAAAAGCTCTTAAAGAGAGTAAAGGTATTTATGGATAAGAAGAAACTGATTGATACACAAGGAAGACCTCTTACACAGAGTCTCTTTCTAGAGATGGGGTATAGAACAGAGTTTGCTATTTACACTCTGAAGGACTATGACCATACGTACAAGAACGGAACTGTGTATCCATCCCTAAAGAAGCTCTACCTAGAGATGCAAGATCCTACCGAATATGATTTCGCTAATAAATACCTATTAGGTTGGAGTCATTGGAAGCGTCTTAATGCTAACAAAGAACTCGAACCTTACTTCGAGCAATGGCGAGAAGAGCTTGAAATTAAACTTAGAGCTCAAGGTGTTCGTGAAATGATTGATCAAGCTAAGAGCGGAACATCGTTCCAAGCCTCTAAATGGAAAGCAGAGAAGGGTTGGGGAGAGAAAGTGGCAGGAAGACCTACTAAAGAGGCTATTAAGCGTGAAGCTGCTATTCAAGCTAAAATCAATGACGAGTTCAAAGATGACTTCGAAAGATTAGATATGAGGTCTTAAATGGAAGATTGGTTGAAGGTTGCATATCGAAAACTTAAAGGTATGCCACAGGAAGCCAAGGATGTACGGGAGTTGGCAAAAGAGGATTTATTCTTCTTTGCCCAGCTTGTTAACAAAGGCTATATGTATGGAGACATCCACAAAGAGATTTACAAGTGGATGCAAGACTACACTTTATTTGGTACAGACGAAGATTTGACAAGTAACAAACTTATCATGCTTCCCCGTGCACATTTAAAAAGCCACATGGTTGCAACTTGGTGTGCTTGGATTATAACAAGACATCCTGAGATCACTATCCTGTATGTGTCCGCTACTTCAGGGTTAGCAGAGACACAGTTATTCGCAATCCAAAACATCCTTGGTAGCTCTGTATATCAGCGTTACTTCCCTGAGTATATCCACCCACAAGAAGGGAAACGAGAGAAATGGAACCAGAGCAAGGTCTCTATAGATCATCCTGAACGTAAAATACAAGGTGTTCGAGATGCTACAATATCAACTGCAGGTCTTACAACCAACACAACAGGTTGGCACGCTGACGTTATTGTAGGGGACGATTTAGTTGTACCAGAGAATGCTTATACTGAAGATGGTCGAGAGTCGGTATCTAAGAAAGCTTCTCAGTTCACCTCTATACGTAATCCCGGAGGATTCACAATGGCTTGTGGTACACGTTACCATCCAGCAGATGTGTATGCTACTTGGAAGAATCAAAAATACGATGTATATGATGAAAAAGATGAGCTTGTAGAACATAAAGGTGTATGGGAGATTAAGGAATATGTTTGTGAAATAGATAATGTATTTTTATGGCCTCGTGCAGTAAGGGCTGACGGAAAGGCCTTTGGTTTTAATGCTAAAGTTCTTGCACGTATCAGAGCAGAGTACGAAGATAAAGTGCAATTCTATGCTCAGTATTACAACGATCCTAATGATCCCGGATCAGAGCGAATATCGAGAGATCGGTTCCAATACTACGAACCTAGACATTTGAAACAATCTTATGGTTCTTGGGAGTTCAAAGGCCGTCCTCTGAATGTTTATGCATCTATTGACTTCGCTTTCTCTTTAAACAAGAAAGCTGACTACACGGCTATTGTAGTCATCGGTATAGATGAAGACAGCAATATTTATATTTTAGATATAGACCGGTTTAAAGGTGATCGTATTAACACCTATTTCCAACACATCAAAGAGCTACATTCTAAATGGAACTTTAAGAAGCTCCGTGCGGAGACAGCAGTTGCTCAGATGGTGATTGTACGGGATTTAAAAGATCTCATCAAGAAGGAGGGTTTACGGCTGTCTGTGGACGAGTTTAGACCATCTCGTAGAGAGGGGACTAAAGAAGAACGTATTGCAGCAGCTTTAGAACATAGGTACGATAATCAAATGATGTGGCATTTCAAAGGGGGTTATAACGAAGTTCTTGAAGAAGAATTGATACAAGCCCGTCCTGCACACGATGATGTTAAAGATGCTCTAGCAAGTGTGGTAGAGATTGCCACTAAGCCTATGAAGAGTAAAAGAAGTGCTTCTAAAAAGAAAGTCACATTTAATTCACGATTTGGGGGTGTTAACTTTTGACCCTCAGCAATAAAAAGGTTTACTAATGGGAACACCTGTTGAACTCTCAGAATTACTTGGCGGAAGCGATCTTGCGTCAAACATCTCAAACTTATGGGATACTTACAACAATCAGAGGAATGAGAAGGTGGAGGATTGGAAAGAGGTGAGGGATTATGTATTCGCTACAGATACCTCAACAACAAGCAACTCCACCCTTCCTTGGAAAAACTCAACAACTCTACCTAAGCTTTGTCAGATCAGGGATAACTTACACTCGAACTACATCAGTGCACTATTCCCTAACGATAATTGGCTGAAGTGGGAAGCATACTCTAGAGAGGCGGCTGTAAAATCTAAAGCAGATATTATCTTAGCTTATATGCAGAATAAAGTTCGAGTAGGAAACTTCCGAACAGAAATGTCTAAGATTGTCTACGACTATATTGATACTGGAAACTCTTTTGCTACAGTGAAGTTTGAATCACGTTACAAAGAGATGCCAGATGGTTCTAAGATCCCTGATTTTATCGGGCCAAAGGTGGTACGGATCAGCCCTTATGATATCGTATTCAATCCTTTAGCAGCTACTTTTGAAGATTCTTTTAAAGTTATCCGATCTATCAAGACTATCGGTGAGCTTGTTGCTATGTCAGAACAAGAGCCTGATAACCAATATTTAAAAGATGCTTTATCTAAACGTTTATTCATTAAGAATAATATGGCTTCTTACGGAAAAGAAGATTGGGACAAGGCTCAAGGATATCTAGCCGATGGATTCGGAAGTATCCAAGAGTATTATCAATCAGATTATGTAGAGATCCTAGAGTTCTATGGGGATATTCATGATGCAGATACTGGTGAGTACAAAACAAACAAAGTAATTACTGTTGTTGATCGTGCTCATGTTATCCGTGAAGCAGATATCCCTAGTTGGTTAGGACATGCACCTATCTACCATGCTGGTTGGAGATTCCGTCCTGATAACTTGTGGGCTATGGGGCCTCTTGAGAATCTAATCGGTATGCAATATCGAATGGATCAACTAGAGAACTTGAAAGCAGATGCTATGGATTTAGCTGTACTCCCTCCTTTAGTTATCAAAGGCGATGTAGAAGAGTTTGATTATGGCCCTAATGAAGAGATTCATATTGACGAAGCAGGAGATATTTCTGAGCTTGGTAAAAGTGCTCAAGGAGTCATAACTGCGGCTCAAGATATCAGCCTGTACGAGACTCGTATGGAACAGTTCGCAGGAGCTCCTTCTGAAGCCATGGGGATACGAACTCCCGGAGAGAAGACCCTTGGTGAGGTACAAGCTCTTCAGAACGCTGCTGGACGTATTTTCCAAGAGAAGATCACTTCTTTCGAAATCAATATCGTAGAACGTATATTGAACGCTATGCTAGAGATTTCTGCAAGACACTCTTCTCTTGAAGACACTATTAGGGTTTTGGATGATGATTTAGGTGTACAAGAGTTTATCAATATCACCTCGGCAGATATCACAGCATCTGGTAAGATACGTCCTGTAGGTGCTCGTCACTTTGCTGCACAAACACAGTTGATGCAGAACCTTACGCAGGTATTCTCTTCTCCTCTAGGGCAGATGGTAGCTCCTCATACCTCAACTAAACAACTTTCTAAGGTTGTGGAGGATATGTTAGGTATTCACAATTACGCAGTCTTCGAAGAGAACGTAGCTGTCACCGAACAGCAGGAGCTTCAACGTCAAGCAGGGCAGGCACAAGAAGATCTTATGACTGAAATGCAACAACCAGTAGTGGAGTAATAATGAAAACTTCTTTAACCTCTGGGTTGAAAGGAGACGCTCTCAAAAATGTTAAGGCGGAGTTCATATCTTCGCCTGTCTTCCGTCAACGATTGGAAGAAGTTTTACATAAAAAGATTGTCTCAAACCAAAAAGATATGCGAAGTAAAGATAATCTCGATAACCCTAATTGGGCACTCAAGACCGCCTTTAATACAGGGTACGAGGCAGCATTAATTGAGTGTATAAACCTCCTAAAATAAAAATATTTAATTTTTATGGACTCAAAACCTGAAAATACGACTATAGTATAGTATATACTACTAGTACTTACTAGAAGCTATTAGGAATTCCTTCCTTCTTCTAAATACTTTAAAAGTAATAATAATTAATAAAGGATACAAAGAATGACAGACCAGTCTATCTTTGATAAAGATAACGGACAGCAGGTAACCCCTGCGGATAATAATGCGTCTGGCGGTAACAACCCAGATACCTCTCAGACTCCAACAGATCCTTTTGCAGACCTGCTAAAGCAAGTTAAGAATGAGAGCGGTGAACCTAAATATGATTCGGTGCCTAAAGCCTTAGAAGGTTTAGCACATGCTCAAGAGTTTATCCCTGAACTGAAAACACAACTATCTGCGAAAGATGAAGAGATCGAGAAGTTACGTGTAGAGTTAGAGAAAAGACAGAGTGCAGAAGATATTTTGAAAGGTATCGCCACTTCCAATAACACCCCAGATCAGACACCAAGTGAAGGGACGTTGAATGAGGAAGCTGTTACATCGTTAGTACAGAATGTATTAACCCAGCGTGAACAAGCTGTTTCTCAGAAAGACAATTTAACTTCGGTAACCACTTTCTTGAAAGAGAAGTTTGGTGGAGAAGCAGAAAAGGTCTTTTACAAGCGAGGACAGGATTTAAACATTACACCAGAAGCGTTAAATACCATGGCAGCAACTCAACCACAGTTGGTAAAAGAGTTATTCGGACATGTTAAACAAGAAGCTGGAGTTGATGTTTCAACTGGTTCACAAAACTCTTCAGGCTT